AAGAAGTTGGATTAAGTTCAGCTACCTCACCTTCGTTAGCCAAAGAAGCAATAGTATTTATCAAGCAAGGAGACTACCAGAAGAAATATGGATTTGATGTAGTAGCCACAACATCCTCAGGAAACCAAGCTAATATAACCTTCACGAGCGCAAACGATGGCTCTTATTTTAAGATAAACTCATTTAGTTTAACCAGTGGAGGCACTGGGTTTGCCGCTGGAGATATCGTTGATATACCTCTTCCAACATCAAAGGCCATAAATTATACCGATGATGATGGCGCTGAAACAGCACATAACTTTCCTTTGACCCTTCTAACGCAACCTACTTTTAAAGTATTAACTGTAAATACCAATGGTATTATAGACTCCATAGAAATAGAAAACCAAGGTAGGTTTAGATATTCAGGAAATGTGACAGACGCAGATGGAATTACAAGTGGTGACAGGTTTGGCACAGGAACTGATTTTGATGAGAATGGAACTAGAAACAAAGCTGAGGTATTCTCTATAGCAAGTACAGGAAGCACAGAAGTAAGTGGT